TGAGTCTGCCGCCGCCGATGCCGAACGGTACAGCGTTCCCCTCTACGCCGCCCCGCCCGCGCAGGCCGAGCCGCAGGCAGCAGTGACCGCATTGCGCGACATGCTGATGGAAAAGAATCGGCTGATTTCTGCGTTGGGGGCACGCTTGGGCCGCGCCGAGGCCAAGTTGCAGCCATCAACCACCAAAGAAGGAGACAACGATGCTACGCAACGCATGGAACACGATCAAAGCCATCGCCGTGTACCTCTATCTGGCGATTCGTCGCAAGCCTCTCAACTGACAGCGTTAGGAGCAACGATGAAACTGACACCCGACATGATCTACTTCGGCCGCATGGCGCGGCAATGCCATCCGCTGACCGATGACGACGTGGTTGCGATTTGGGAGGCTATGCAGCGGCATGCGCCAGCGCAACCTCCGGCTTGCTGGTGCGGCAAGAACCAAGATGAAACAGAGCTTCCCGCGCAGGCCGAGCCGCAGGAAGGTGATTTGTTGCACACGATGATGGAATGGGCGCGCACCGAGGAAGGCCGCAAGCAGTTGGCCGACTCATATCGCCCCCATCTTTGGGCGTGCGCAAAGCGGGTGGCCGACCCGCAGAACGAAGCGGCGACCTGTCGGCATTGGTGCGGAGACATTGAGCATTGCCAACCGATCGCCAGTGCGCCCGCGCAACCCGAGCCGCGAACGATCCCGGCACATGTGCAGCCTGCAACGCTGTCGCCGCCGACCGATTGGGACGACGCCCAGCCCGAGCCCGCCGAGGACGATGACGCGCTGATTGCGCGGCTGACGAACCCAACCCTATCGTGCAGCAAGGGACAACGCGGTGACATACATCACGAAGCCGCCGCCCGCCTCGCCGCGCTGCGGGAGCAGAACACCGCGCTGTACACGGACGCGATGCTGTATCGGGATTCGCGCGACCGCTATGCGCGCCAACTGGACGAAGCGCGGGCCGCGCTGGGCGAGGCGCAGGCGGATGCCGAGCGGCTTGATTGGCTCGACGCGCAATGCTCGTCTGGCAATGGCCGCACGTTCATGGCGTGCCTGCCCGGTGCGCTGCGCGCCGCAATCGACGCAGCGCGCAGCGGGGGCAAGCCATGAGCGACGACGAGGCATACGAGATTCTGCGCGCAGTGAACATTGCGTTAATCGGGACAGCGTTCCCGAGCGACAAATACGAGCGCGCATTGATAGAGGCCGCGCACGCCGCAGGGATGCGCGCGGGGATCGAGCGGGCGGCGGAAGTGTGCGATGACAGGGCGATCGTCTATGACGGGCTGGAGGATGCCGCGTCGACTCGATATTTTGCCGACAAGATGCGAGGCGCGCGGGAGGGTTCCGAACAATGCGCCGCTGCCATCCGCGCGCTGGTGGAGGGCAAGCCATGATTGCGCCGCAATTCGTCGCACTGTCGCTGCTGGTCAGCGGGCGCTATCACGACAGACAGTCGCCCAACCTGTCGCTATGCGATTGCGTGGCATGGGCCATCGAGCGCGACGGCGACCCGGTTGACCTGCCGCCGCTTGTGCAGCGTTCAATCGAAATCGGAACGCGCAGCGGGGGCAGGGGGTGAGCGCCATGAGCGACGACGAGATGGACCGCGAGATTGGCGCAGCCATCGCCGCGAACAGGAATAGCGGCAAACACAACTATCGCGCCATCTACCGCGCCGCGCACTTCGCCGGGCTGTCGCAGGAGCAGATCGACAACGCGCAGCCGTGGCACGCCGCGCGCGGGCAGGAGGGCGGGCGATGAGCCTGACGGATGCGCGGACGGTGCGAGCAATAGCGTCGCAGCACGGACTCGGCGCGGAGTTAACGGAACCGGCAACGCCGTTGCTGCTGCTGCAATTCGGTTTGAAGTGCATCGCCGCGCGTGCGGCACGCAAAGTGGAGCCAACGTGGACGCGGCCATGTTCCTGCACAAGCTGCGGTTGCGGCAACACGACAACCGCAGAAGCGTGTGCGCGATGGGACGAGGCCGCAGCGTGCGCCGACGCCTGCCGCGCGCTAGGGGATGAGGGATGAGCCGACCGTTGCGCGTATGGTGCGGCAACTACGACGGGCGCAATAAGCGCATGGTAGCCACAACCACTAAGAAAGATGCCGCACAAAAGATTGGCGTCAGCCTCTATATGTTTTCGCAGTTCTTTTGCGCGACGGGAAACAAGGACGATATTGCGAAGGCTATGGAGTCGCCCGGCACCGTCTACGCCAAGCCATATGCGAACTTTGGCGGAGACGGATGGCAGCCGGTCAGACCTTCGGCATCCCCGTGTACGGCGCCGTCATCTGCGGACCCCACTCGAACACGCCGTCCCTGAGCGTTCCATGCCCGGCTATGACGGCGCCGTTGATGGCGAATAGAGGCGGTTGCTGGCGGCCAGACGCGCGGGCGGCCTGCGATTGCAGGTACGGGTCATAGAACTGCCCGCCCGGCCCGTAGGCGTTGGCGTAGTCGTGGAGCTGGTCAGCGGGGACGAACCCGCCTTGTACCAGCAGGTTATCCAGCCCGGGGAATTGCTGGGCGAGACGCATGAGATAGTCGCCGTACAGGTCTTTGATCGGTTCCATGATGTTTCCTTACAGGGGTGACAACGTGATAGGACGCAAGGTGTTTGAAGCGTGGTACGACTCCGCGCAAGCGCCCCTAAGCGCGAGCGGCTACGCGCCGGCAGAGTTGGAATGGTTGGTGTGGCAAGCCGCGTGTCGTGCGTGCGAAGCGGCCTGCGAACGCAAGCGCAAGAAGTGGCAGAAACACAACGAGGGCAAGTGGGACGAACTCAAGATGCCCGCCGAGGAAGGCGCGGCGGATTGCGTAAAGTCGTGCCGGCGAATGGCTACAGCCCCACCGCCCCGAACGTAGGCGGTGCATCACCGCGCCCGAACTCGCGCAGGATGGCTTGCACGAACTCGGATGCGGGGTCTAGCTTGTCGCGCACCATGCCCACGGGGATCACCACATCCCCGGAGCGGATGCCGACAGTAACGTTGATGTAGACGATTTCGCCGTTCATTCGTCTTTGCTCTTGTTGTACGTCCCCATCCACCGTCCGCTGACGACCGCGATAACCGCCAGGATAGACACGATCAAGCCCAAGGACGCCTCCTTGCTCATCCCCTCGATGGTCTTGGTCAGCGGCGGGATAAACATCGTCACCCAGTACAGGAACACGCCCGTTACCCAGTGGATCGGGTTGAACAGGAACTTGGCCGGGATACGCCACCACACGTCGTCGTCATAGTCCTTGTTGATCGCCGCGTACTCATCTTGCGCAGCCTTGATCCCGCCGCCGATTTCAGTCAGGACAAACGCGGTCGCGTGCTGTTCGAGCGCCGCGACCTTGACTGGATCACTTGCGATCTCTGCGGCGGCTTTCATTGCGGCGGCTGGACTGTCTACCGCTACGCCACTAACGACCTCTATTTGCTTTGCGATGTCTGCCGTGAACTTCTGTGCGACCTCCGGGGATGCGCCGGTAGCCTTGGATATGGCCGCCTGCGCGCGGTCGGAGAACAGGGACAGAATGGACGGGATCAACCCGGCCAGTAGCGTTGCGCCCATCTTGGGAGACTCCGGTTGGGTAGTCGGCTGTACAGCCGGGTATTCTTCCGGTAGTCGGCTGGACACCGGACTACCTATTTGCCCGCCCGCCTCGCGGTACTTTTGCAGGCACCACGCCAGCGTGCGGACAGGCTGGCCGTAGGGGGAGCCGGGGAGACTGGCCCATTCCCGCCCGCATTTAGCGATGGCCTGCTCTATCCGCCCCGCCTCTACGTCGGCTAGGGCGCCGCGCCGGGTGATGCACCAGACGCAGAATTCGTCCTGCGACGCGGGGCTGAAGTCATGCTTGCCCTTGGCGCGACAGAAGTCGTCCCAGGTCCCGGCGAGTGCCTGATACCGGCCTGCGGCGGTGGACGTGTAGCGCCCAGCGGTCACAGCCTTCCGGGGATGGTCGGCAAACGACGTGAACTTGCCGCCGCCGTAGAGCGTGGCGTATCCGCTAGCCGCGTCCGTGCCGACCTCGCACCACGCAATCATGGCGAGGAAGGCGCGGAGATTATTTGTCATTCGCGGATCGTTGCCTATAATGAATCAAGGAGGTACGCGCTAATGCTTAGCAAATGGTTAGACGCAATGTTCTTGTCAAGTCAGTACGGCCCCTGTGCCTACGCAGAGCAGTGGACCGTGATCGACCGCTGCTTCCCCGAATGGCGTAACGCCAAGCCATCGCGCAGTCTTTGGTTTTTGTTGCTTGCGTTCGGCAAAGCAATTGACGAAGGCCGCGACGTTCCCGCGGATACGCAATGAACAAGCTGACCGACGAACAATTCGCCCAAATCATTAGGGCGGCCTTTGATGACCCGGACTTTTGGTCCGGCAAGCGCGTGGGCGATTTACGTCTTGTGGCAGATGCTGCGTACGCGGCAGGCATCGCTTCTGTCATTCCGGCTCACTCGGCGGCCCCGGCTTCGCAGGCTCGTGGCTGAACAGTTGGTAGAACTCGTCTATCCCCATCTCCGCGACGCAGACGGTGTACCAACCGTCGCAGCGGCTGCACATGGAGGACAGCGAGCCATGCTCTATCGGCTGCGGGTCAGGGTCCAGACAGTTGCAGCGGTTGAGTCTCATCCGTAGGCTTTGGCTAGGAAGTTGAGCGAGACAAACATCGGGTCATAGTGCCCGTCGTCCACTTCATGCTTCACGATGATCTGACGCCGCTGGCTGTTCCCCTGCGGGCCAAGATAGTCCTCGTCGTGCGTGTACGCAGTGCCGCAGAACAGCGCGATCTTCTGCGTTTTCTTGTGCATCGCAATGTCCGTATGCTGCACATGGCCCATCGTGGCCGACCCCTGCCGCTCGCGCAGTAAGGCCGCTGCCGACGACACCGGGCGCCCCATCACGCCGCTAGTAAAGTAGTGCGCGTATTCGATCCCGTCGATCCGCACGACCTTGAGGAACGGATGGACCTCCCATCCCCAGGCTTTCAGGTTCAGGTCATCCAGTGTCACCGTGCCCTCCATCTCGGGGGCTAGGTTGACGTAGCGGTCAGCACGGTCCTCGTGGTTGCCCTTCGTGAACGTCTTACGCATGGGCCACGGGCATCGCTCCTGTTCCTCGGCGATAGGCGTCATCAGGCGGTCCATGCCGTTGTTGCCGGCTTGTACGTCCTTGTTGTACCGCCGCCCCTCGCCCTTTAGCGTGCCCTTCTCGTATCCGCCGATGCTGGGGAAGTCCCAAAAGTCCCCGATGCAGATCAACTCGTCCGGTTTCTTCTCCGCGACGAACCGCCCGATATGCTCCAAGTGGTCCGTGTTCACGCCCGGTCGCACCTGACAGTCGGGGATCACAATGTGCATCTTGCCGAGGCGGGCACGGGCAGTGATGCGCGGCGCATCCTTGCGGACGGTCGGTCTCATCCCCTTCATGCGGGCCGACTGCGCGCGGCGGTCAATCCCCGTCTTGCTGACGCCGATATTGCCCAGCGCCTTGACCGTGTTATGGCCGGACCCGTGTATCTCCACCCAATCCAAAGCTTGCTGCAACGCCTCGTCCGGCGTGGGGCGGGCTGGCATCAGTTGATGGCAGTACCGGGTCGTGATCCCATGCGCAGCGCCGCCATCAGCACTTCCGTATCCATCAGTTGCGGATACAGCTTGGCAACCAGCACCAACCCGGCAGGGATCAACAGCAGCGCATCGCCGCAGGACAGGATGGACCGGGGGATAGCGTCAGACGGGCGCTTGCCGTCAAACTCAGCCTCTTCCATCCGCGTCACGGCGGTTATGTAGCCCTGGAAGAGGAATGCGGCCTGTTCTAGCGTCAGGTCGAACTCGTCGGCGGTCACTTGGAGGGCCGCTCCAGCCCGAGATGCTTTTCGATGACGCTAATGCGGACATCGATGTAGCGCAGCTCCGTCTGCATCAGCAAATCCACTTTGCCGTCTAGCGAGTCCAGTTTTCGCCAGACGATGACGCCGATGGAAATGAGAATGGCCGGCACTAGCCACTTGAGGAATTCTGACCACTCCATACTCGACTCCGGGCACAGAAAAGCCGCCCGGAGGCGGCTGTGGTAAAGTGGTCGGCCCCGGAGGACGCGACCTATGGACGCTTGGAAATACGCTGTTGCCGGCCTATTGCAGCCTTTGTTCTGGTTCCTGGTACTGGGCGGCTCGCTATGGCTGGTGCGGCGCCTATTCCCACGGGCCGAGCGGTGGCTGTTCGACCCGCTATCAGTGACTATTGTTAGGGCGCTAGGCTTAATAGGCCGGCGCCGCCCAGCTTCTCCAGCAACTTCTTCGACAGGTCAGACGCAGGCTTTCCTGCAAGCGCCCGAGCCGACAGGAACGGAATCGCCGCCGCAGGGATCGCGTACATTGGGTTAACGCCCATCTGGTCCGCGCCATATCCGGCGCCCAGCAACCCGCCGCCCGCAGCAATCGGGTTCGTCAGCATCTTCTGATAGAGCGCCCGCTGTGCGGTGCCGCTGTTCGGAATCTTGTCCGGTAGCATTTGCTTGGCCCACTGAGCCAACTCGGCAAGGTCATTGCCGGCACCGAACCGTGCGTTGGGCTGATTCCGATTGATGGACGCCAGTAGTTGAGTCGGGGACAGTTCGCCCGGGGTAGCTTTGGATGCGTCCGCGACCTGCTTGACGTTGAAATACTGCCGGTTGGCTAGCTTCCACGCCGCAGAGTCGGAGGGCGTAATGGAGCGGTCCATTCCCTTCTCCACCACGTTCTTCAGATCGCCCAAGACGCTGCCAAGCGTGCCGCCCTCGCTCTTGGCCTGCTTGCCAAGCTCCGAGCGCCATGCGCGATAGTTCGTGCCGGGGATGCCGCCCGTAACCGGGTCCTGCTTGGAGAGCAGTTCCTGCACCCAGTTGTCTACGATCTTGGCCTGATCCGACACAAGGTTCTTGCTGGCGCGCGTCTGCACCGCCGCAATGCCTTGGACTAGCGGCATGTCGGGGACGAGCGTGTTGCGCTCCGCAAGACTGCCAATGGCCTTGCCGATACGGCCCTGCGACTCGCCCAACAGCTCCGGGGTAATCTTGGTCGTGTCGGCGCCGAACTGCTTGCCCACGGCCCGGTTGAACTGCTGGAACGATGCGTCGCGCGCCTTGTTGACCGCGCCACCGAACGGCAGGTTGGACAGGACCGATTCTGCGATCTGCGCGGGACGACTCTGCGTGGCCTGCCCAACGGTGAGCGGAATCTTCCACTTGTTCGGCGCGTCCGCGAAGAACTCTGACGCCAGTCCCGGCTTGGGCGCCATGGACGCAGGACCGAAAGCGCGCCCGATCAACTTGCCGGCCTGCGCACCGCCAGCGCCCAGCGCAGCACGAGCGGCACGCTCCATCGGAGTGCCGTACTCGACTGCCGATGCGGCGCCCATCGCCAGAGGACCGCCAGGGACGGCAAGGTAGGGCGCAATCTCGCCGACAGTGGTAGCGACAGGATGCTGCGCAGCCAGTGCGTCATACCGCTTGTTCTCGTCAGCGACCTGCGCATCCAGTTTGTCGTTGCTTCCCGGCATCAGTTGGCGGATGCCCTGCCCTACGCGCGTCATTGCCTTGCCGGCGCCGACTAGCCCAGCCTCGACTGACGACGGAATCTTGATCCCGGTATCAAAGCCAAGGAACGGCAGCGTGCCGCCGAGTGCGGAATCCGCATTGGCCTTGGGCGCCGCGTTCTTTTGGACGTATGCCATAACGTCCGCATCGCTCGCGCCGTCCGGAGCCGTGACGTTGTACGTCGCGCCGTCAGGACCAGTTATACGGAACGTCGCCATCAGTTAACCCTCTCAATCTTCCACCCGCTGCCAGCGGTCGGCGCCGGTGCGGCTGTAGGCGCCTGCATGCCCTGGAACAGCGGGTGCGCTGCCGAGTATTGCGCAAGGACCGAGTAGAACCCGTCGTCAATCTTCCCGTTGCGCTGGCGGTACTCGCGCGCCAGCTTCCCGACTTCCTGCGACCGCTTCTCCATGGCGATGCGGGCGTCAATCATCAGCGGGATTGCGCGCGGGTCGTTCGCGGAACTGGCCGACATACTGGTCAGGAATTCGCGGTCACTGTTGGACAGCGCGCCCGGCATCCCCGCGCCTCCCTGCGGACTGCGCAGTTGCAGAGCCATCTCGTTAGACAACGATGCAGCAGCCTGAGCGTAAGGAACGTCCTTGGTCCATTCCTTTGCCAGATCAGGCGCGAAGTAGGCCGCATACGCCTTGAGCGTCATGACGGTAGGCGCGGCCTTGCCCGTGTCAACCTTGGACAGATAATTCTTGAGCAGGTCAAGCTTGGCAATGTTCGCGGGCGCATTCTTTTCGGCCTGCACGATGCCCACGAAGTCTTGCCCCTGTGACTTGGCAATCTCCGTGTCTTGCGTGCCCTGCGTGGCGATGTTCTGTTCCGCTTGCTTGATTTGCAACGGGTCAGCGCCCACCGCCACGCCGTTACCCTGCGCGAACGGCTTGCCATGGTTCGGGCCGGGAACAAACGTACCGTCCTGCCCGCGCGTCATCTGGAATTGCTGGCCGCGCGACGCCATAAGGTTACCAAGCTGCGCCGCTTCCTTTTCGGTGCGCGGGACAATGGTCGCCAGCGGATCAGCGGCAGGCGCCTGACCACCAACGTTCGGCTGGCCCGCGATGGAGTTGACGTAGCCAAACACCGGAGCGCCGTTAGGTCCGACAGGAGCGGTAGTCGTGCGGTACGGTTGCTGCGCCGCTTCCGTCGCAGCGGTGCGCGCACCGGCTACCGCTCCCTCTTGCGCAGCATTGGCCTGCAAAGCATCGGGCGGCAGGGGCGTGAACTTGCCAGCCGCATCAACGATGCCAGTCGGCGTGACTTGCCCGACGATCTGCCCGTTACGCAGGAGTGTCCCTTGCGGTCCCTGCGTGATCTGCTGTTGGCGGTGCAGGACTTCGGCCACCTTCGGATTGAGGATCGCCCACCCCTGTTCCGCAGCAGGCGAGTACGCCATGCCCTGCCCCGGCTGTTGCGGTGGCGCATAGGTCGCGGACGCGCCCGATGGCGACGGCGGACCGGCTTGCTCAGGGGCTGGCGCAGACGCACCACCGCCACCGATGAGCTTAAACGCCATGTCCTGCATCTTTTGGTCGTTGCTGAACTTCTGCAACTCCATCGCCGTCTTTAGATTCTCCTGCCGCAGCCGAGGACCAGACGCAAGCGTGCCCTGGTACGCGCCAATGCCGTTCATTCCCGCGCGTCCAGCAGCATCCCACTCTTGCCCCTTGCGAGCGCCGAGCAACGACAGCCCGAGCGCCAGCAAGCCCATCTTCTTGGCCTGCGCTTGGTCGTCGGCATTCGGATTGAGCGAAGACAGCAACCCGCCGATGTTGTCCCAAGGCGTCGCCATTAGCGCCCCCGCGACGGATCGTTAGGCGGAACGACGGGGACGGTCGGCACCACTACCGTGGGCTCCCACGATCCGCCCTTGCTCTTGAGCGCGTCCAGATACAGCGCCTGTTCTGCCTTCTTCGCGTCAATCTCGGCGCGCGAGTATCCGGTACGCAGCATGTCGTCCAGTTGCCGTTGCAGCTCGTCCAGAATCCAGACAATCTCGTCGGTGTTCAGGTCGGTGCGCGTCATGCGGCCACCGGAGATGTCGCCCATCACGGTCGGCAGGTAGGAAAACGGGTCCATGCCACGCGCGATGCGCTCGCCGATCAATCCGCGTTGCTCGTCCAGATAGGAGACGGGCTTGGCAAACATCTTGGCTACGTAGTCGAAAATGCTCATACCGGCACCCACTGTCCGTTGTTGTCCATCTTCTTGGCCCATTGCCCGTTCGCAATCACGCCGTTCTGCTGGTACTGCTGGAGCATTGCAGGCGTCAGGTCGCTAATCCCCTGCGTGTTGCCGTTCTGCCCGCGCCATTGATCCATGATCGCGTTGCCGTTGCTCATGGTCCCCATCGGGCCGTACATGTTCGCGTACTGGTGCGCGCCCTGTTCGCCCAACAGGCCAATGAGTTGGTTGTTGTCGGCAGGGTTGAGCGATTGCGCGAGGCGCAGCGCGTCAGGATTCGGGGCGCCAGGACCGCCGAAGTTGCCGCCGAATCCATAGAACGGCTGGCCGACCGCAGAGCCTTGACCCGGGTAGCTCGTCGGCTGGGTCGCGCTAGGCGCGGGTCGTCCGTAGTTGCTGGAGCCGTACGCAGGCGTCTGCCCGCCGCCGCTCACAGCAAGCCCCGCCCGCCGCGATTGCCGGTCGGTTGTGTCGGCTGCATACCACCGCCCATGCCACCCATGCCGCCGAGCATGCCCAACAGCCCTTGCAGGTTCTGCGGCTTGATGTACTGCTGGAGCGTGTTGTAGAACGGGTCAACGGTCACTTGCGGTGCCGGGGTGGCGTAGCGCGCGAGCTTGTTGCCATTGAACTGACCCGCACCGCGACTCGGCATGCTGAAGGCGTCCTTCAGTTGGTCGAACAGCGATCCATAGCCAAACCCGGTCTGTGCCGCGAAGGCGTTGAAGTCGGGCGGCACAAACTGGAACGGCTTCTTCTTCGTCGGGTCGGCAGGATCAACCCCGCCCATCGTCGGGTCCTCGATCATCCCAGCCCCCGGTTAAGCGTGCGCGACAGGTAGTCAGGGCCGGCGGGCGAGAAGCTCATGTTGCTCGCGTTACCGCCGCCGCTAAGAATCTGCGCGAAATTGGGCATAGCCTGCTGCGGCTGGCCGTACATAGGGTCAGTCGGGTCGTTCTGCCGTCCTTGATAGCCGCCCATTGCCGGCGCGCCCAGCCCGCCGCCGAACGTCTGCATGAACTGCTGCGGAGACGCCCCGCCGCGCGCCATCTGCATCCACTGCTGCGCGAGACTCGACGGGCTGGGCGCGCCGCCGTACGTGTTGTTCTGCATCTGGTAGCCGCCGCCGCCGGGGGTTGCGGGACCGAACTGCATGGCCCCATGGCCCATCGTGGGCGCGCCCGGCTGCGTCGGCATACCGGGACGTTGCATGTTGTTAGGGACCGTCCCGTTGCCGGGGATCGGGCTGAGAGGCATTCCGCCGCCTTGTGCCATGTGTATCTCCTAGAAGGGAAGCATATAACTGAGCAGTCCGAGGCCAAGGCCAAGACCATTAGCCCAAGGGCTTTGACCCGGCTGTGTCGTCGTCTCCGTCTTCGAACCCTGACCACCGGACGCCAGCGACAACATGCCGCCCAACTTCTGCAACTGCGACCACGGGTAATTCTGCTGGGCAGAGAACGAACCATTCGCAGCGTTTAGCAGTTGCTGCTGGTAGTTGTTCTGCATATTCCCCACGCCCATCATCGACGCGAAGTCGTTCTGATCCATCTGCCCGTAGGCCGGCGCCATGCCGGCAGCCGACAGCATGTTCCCGATGTCGCCCTGGAACATGTTGCCGCCCAAGCCCGCCGCCTGGAGCTGCTGGCCCAAGCCGGTAGAGAACATGTTGCCGCCCAGCCCCAACGCTTGCAGTTGGTTGCCCACGCCGCCTTGGTACGCCTGATTGCCCAAGCCCAAGGCGCCCAGCTTGTTCTGCTGGCCCTGCTGCCACATGTTAGCGTTCGCTTGGTTCGCGGACATGCGCGCACCGGCAGACATCGTGCCGATGGAGTCCTCTAGCGCCTTGGCGTTAGCGGCCTGCTGTTCGTTGTACGCGGACCCACCGTAAGCGCCGGCACGGTTGAACGCCGCGTCCGTCTGCGCCATCGTTCCCGTCTGCGCCGCCCGCGTCATGTCCTTGCTGGTGGCGTCGATGAACGCCTGCGGGTCAATCATGTACGGGTTCTGCTCGCCCCCCGCCATGCCTTGAATGCCGGCCATGAACGGGTTGTTGCCGCCTTGTGCAAGTCCTGCGGCGCCAGCCATGAACGGGTTCTGCGACTGCCCCGCAGCGGTTCCCGCGACCATCGTCTGCCACGGATTGCTGTGATTGCCCGCCGCAATCCCGGTGATGGCGCCGCGTCCCGCATTCGACTCGGGCGTGCCGTTCATCGCGCGGTCAATGATCGCCTGCGAGGCCCCTTGTTGCGTGTCGTTCCACGGCGCAACGGTAGGAATGCCGGATTCCTGATACGGCTGGCCGTAGGCGCTGCCCGCGTCACCGACGAGCGTCTGCCACCACGGCACCGTATAGCTAGGAGGCTTGAATTCGCCGGTGGTCGTGGTCGAAGGACCGCTACCGCCGCTCATTGAATGACTCGCTCATAGACATACCCGATCAAGGAAAAGAACCCACGCCGCGCCCAACCCTTGCGGCCCACAGCGCGAATCCGCGCAACCTTCAGTTGACGGGCGTATGCCTCTAGCTCGTCGTATATCTGTCTCTCGTAATCCTTCAACGCGCCCCACACGCACCAGACGTGCAGCACGCCCCGGAAGTCGTCACCCGGAAGAATTTGGTAGATCAGGAACCCCGCGTCCTCGATGACCATCAGGTGCGCGGTCTTGGAACGCAGTTGCAGGTACACGTCCTCGGGCAACCACGACTCGTCACGCTTCCTGCGAATCGTCTCCAGCCCCTCGCGCACCCACGGCCACACCGTATGCAACTGCTCAGGGGCTATGGGGGACAGGATCAACCCAGCCACTCCACCAGCACGTAGCCAGGAGCGCCCGCACCGCCGTCAAAGAAATTGGTGGGGAGCGCGCCGCGCCCCGCGCCACCGCCGCCGGCACCGTAGGCAGTCGATAGCGGCGTGCCGCCCGATACCGTGCCGCCCGACGAAATGTCAACGCCTGCCGTCCCGCCGAGGCCGTAGGGAGAGCACGCCCCCGACCCGCCGCCGCGAGCGCCGCCACCGGCAACAGGTCCCCAGCCATTGATCGCCGGGGCGCCTCTCCCGCCAACGTCGCCCGGGTTGTTCGTGCCACCGCCGCCGCTACCGCCGCTGCTCCAGTAGATTGGGTTGTAGATGCTATAAGCGCCGTCAACGTTGTTCGCCGTGGTGCCGCCGTTGATGCCGCCACCGCCAGCCCCGCCGAACTGATTGGCGGCCGTCACGAAGAACGCGCCCTGCCCGCCCTTGACGGTGTACGACCCGAACGAGGTATCGCCGCCGTCACCGCCGCTTGGGGTCCCCGTCCCCGATCCTTTGGTACCTGCGGCGCCTATCGTGACCGTCACCGTGCCGCCCGATGTCACCGGGACCGGCAGGCGTTGCACGAACTCACCAGACCCACCACCAGGACGCCCGTTGCCTGCTGCGGAACCATTCTGCGCGGCCCCGCCACCGCCACCGCCGATCATGGAGACGATGACCAGAGTCACACCGCTGGGAACGTTGAACGTGCCGGACGCGGTGAACTCAAGGCTTTGTAGCTTGGCGCTCATCCAACCCACTGGATGAGTGCATACCCACCCGCCCCGTTGCCTCCCGCCGCTGTGCTGCCGCTCAAGCCACCGGCACCGCCACCACCGGCACCGTACGACGTGCTGGCCGCATTCGAGCCTGCCGCTCCACCGTTACCGCCTGCGCCGCCGACACCGTATGCAGTGCTGGCCCCGCCGCCACCGCCACCTTCTGGCGTGGCGTTGTGGATGCCTGCCGCCGCTCCAGCGAAGCCGCCGCTACCACCGCCCGCACCGCCATTGCCGGAACTGCTAGAGCCACCAGCACCGCCACCGGCACCGCCGAAGTAGCAGTTGGTTTCTGCTGCGCCCAGCCCGCCTGCGTTACCCGCGCCGCCTGTCGCAACAGCGCCGCCCGTACCGCCACCCGCGCCGCCAGGAAAACTATTGTTAGCGCCGCCAAGCCCGCCCTGCGCGACGACGACACTGCCTATTGACGTGGCGCCGCCTGTAGCACCACCCGCCGCCGCGCCTGCCGAGGCCCCAGCGCCGCCGGCACCTATGGTCACGGTGATAGACCCGCCCGACGTTGCGATGATCGGCAGGAACGCGATGAACTCCCCCGCTCCACCTCCGCCACCACCGATAGCGGATGACCGCGAGCCACCACCACCGCCACCACCTATCGCCGTCACCCACAGCGACGTAACGCCCGTGGGGACATTGAACGTTCCCGATGACGTGAATTCCGTACCCTGCAACTGCCCGTTGCCGACCGCTGCCGTACCTTTGTCACCGGCAGGCGTGAACGCGAACAGGATGTCATCGCCATTGGAGAATGGCGTGGTGGTGCTGTAGCCGAGATTCGTTAGAGCGAGCTTGCGATACCCTGACGTTGTGGTGACAGCGGTCAGGTTGTAGACGAGGAACTTGGTGCTATCGAATTTCTTGACGATCCGCACCTGACCCTTGACGGTGTTGGTGCTGTCGTCCAGCGAATCCAGCAGGGTCGTTACGTCGATACTGTCGTCGTTGAACAGGTCGATAAACGCCTGTGTAGCGGACGACTGTGTAGCGTTATTGAGTCTTAGTTTGCCCGGCCCCGGGTCGCTGTCCGTGGTCGTCGTGTCGAACGTGTAATCAAGCGTGATTGCGCCGCCATAGTTACCGTCGCGCCCTCCCGACCCACCGCCAGAACCACCAGTCGGAGGGGGGAAGGTGTAATTCGGCACTACGTCAGCCCGTACAGCGTCGCAATCGTTCCGTTGACGAAGTTGGTCCCACTACAGGTCAGCACAATCGACGTGATAGCCGCCGTGGACTTCCACGTCCCGGCCATGATGTAGTCGGCACGGGTAGGCGTTGCTCCGAACCATTCATGGACCACGGAAACCGCATCCTTGTAGAACGTGGTGTCCGCGTAATTCACAATCGTTATCTCGGCAGAGCCGTAGGCGTTCGCATTGCCCGACACACCTGGAGCGCACCCGATGTTGAAACCGTTGGCGCTCACTGCGAACGTGTTGGCACTTGCTGTAGCCCCAGCGCCCGCGATGTATTGCGTCACGTCATAGTTGCCCGACGTGCTGTCGCCGTTAAACTGAATCTTGAAGAACAATTCGCCAGAGCCCGTCGCTACGTCGCGGCCCTTAAAGTGAATCTTCAGTGCGTTGTACGAGCCCGGGATGGAACTAAACGTAATCGTGGTCGCGCTGCCCGACGTGACCACTTGCGCAATCTGCGTAATGGCGCCGGTAGGGTTGGACCACTTGACGCCCAGCGACTGCCCGCTGTCCGCGACCAGCACCTGATTGTTACTACCCACCGGTAGGCGGTCATCGGCCGACCCGTAAACCCACAAGTCGCCCTTAGTCGTTAGTGGGGATGCGGTAGGCGTGGCCCACTTGAGCCCGGTCGTCTGCCCGCTGTCGGCGGTCAATACCTGCCCGTTGCTGCCCACCCCCAGCTTGGCGTCTACGGTAGAGAACGTCCACAGGTCGCCTTTGACAGATAGCGGCGACGTTGCATAGGTCGGCAGCGCCGCCCACTTAAGGCCCTTCGTCTGCGTGCTGTCGGCGGTCAGGACGTAGCCGTTGGTGCCTACTGGCAGCCGCGTGTCGCCAGTGTCGTACGTCCACAGATCGCCCTTGGCAGATAGCGGAGAGGTTGATCCACCGCCACCACCAGTTGCCGGAGGCGGGAATACACCCAACGTCATCGGTAAACCATCCCCGTAACTCTCACCACTACCTTGTTCGCGCTGTCCGCATACGCGCGGATGGTGCCGCCGTTGGGGATCAGCAATTCCACTTGGTTGACGTGATACAGCGTGTTCGCGTCGATGCTCACGTCCTTGAACAGTAGCCGGTCATCGTCCACCGTCGTATCGCTGTCCACGAGGTACAGCGAGAACGTATGCGCCGAGCTGTCGATGTTCGCCATCCACAGGTCGGTAATCACCGCGCGCTCATTCTTCGTGCCAGAGATGCCCGTGGTGGACGGGGCGGTGTACAGCGTTTGCGTAGCTCCGCTGGAAGTCGCGGTGATGCGGCCACGAAACAGCGTCTCAACGTCAACCCGCCGCTGGCCCGGGACCGGACTGCCCGGCTGGATGATGTCTCTCATGCGCCCCTCACCAACTGCCGCTCAGTGCGTTTCCCGGTGGGCGACATGACGTACTCAATGTCCGACAGTTCGCAGAACGAAGACGAGGACACGATGGTGATGTCGCAGCGGTGCCAGTAGGCATTGCGCAACAGGTCGAACCGGTAGTTGGTGCTATCCCATGTCCCGGTGCCGTCCGATACTGCCGTGCCGCCATACGCAGGACGCCGGTAGTAGGACAGCGTGCAGGACCCGGCAGGCGTTACGCTGAACTTGGGGACCACCCGTTGCAGCGTCGAGGACATGGCGTTATTGCCGCCCTCAACCTGCATCGTCATGTCCTCGTACGTGAACGCGGTTACGTTGGTGCTGTAGCGATAGCGGTTGTAAATCTTCTTGTCCGACTTGGCGATCAGCATGCCCGGGTCGTTGATGACGCCAGGAGCGCCGCCACCGATACCTGCTGCATTGCTCTCACACGCCGCTACCGCGACGTTCGCATCCGATGACGGCAGCACGCCCCACTTCTTGAACCAGTGGTTATAGACCAACCCATAGGCCCAAAAGTAGATGTCGCCCGTCTGCACGTCATGCGATACGCGGGTCGGGGTCAGGCGCGCGTTGTTGACGTTGAAATACGTTGACCGCAGATAGCGACGGACGGTGCCGATGGTGATGCTCTGCGGCTGTCCACCGTTGAAGATGTAGATGTCTTCCGGCCCGACGAACACATGGGCATTGCCAATGTCCACAATCGGCGGTGGCGTGTCATACGCCGCGTTGACGCCGATGTTCCATTCGATGGGGACGAAGCCCCACATGACTTGGTTGCCCTGGTACGTCCCCGCCCACATGCCCTTTTGCTTGTAGACGATCAACTGATTGCCCAGCGGCTTCATCGCCACTATGCGCCCGGGAATCTCCAGCAGCCTCTGATAGCCCGCCTGCGTCGCTTGATCCGGCACCCAGCTATCCGCGTTCCCGAGACCGGACCACGCCACCATATCCTTGGTGCCGGTCACGCTCCCGTAATCACCGCAATTGCCGGCGAACAGGAAGTTCTGGAACGCAAGCATGGTCGAGCAACACGGGCTGGCGCTAATGTCCGCGAACGACCCCGCCTTGGCCGTCTGCTTCTGCATGTGGGCCGTGAACTTGTTACTGGCGTACACGTTGTCACCCACGCTGCCATAGCACCAGTACGACGGGTCTTGCTCGTCGTCCGTGCCAGATGCGTAGGACGGCGCCGTGTAGCTGCCGCCGCCGGCAGAGACATCGGTAACGCTGAACGTCCCGGTGCCGGTCAGGGACAGTTCATAGAGCTTGGTCGCGGACCCTGCGATCACCCGCCCGTTCGTGGACCAGTGATGCGCCCACATGTTGTTCGGGGTCGTTCCCAGCGCGCCCCAGCCCGACGAGTCGTTGTACTCGCGCATCGTCTGGAACTGCACGTAGCCCCGCAGGGACGGGCGGATTCCGGTCGCGGCTTGAATGTTCCCCGGCTGATCCGGGTCCAGGTCGGGCGCGAACAGCAGCGGCATTACGCGGGCCGTACCTGCATGCCCGGACCCGACCAGCGGGCACGGTTGGCTTGCGTATTGATGTCACGCAGGATCGCTTGGAACTTGGCGTCATACCGCTCGCTCAACGCATAGTCCTGAATCTTCTCGCAGGCATGCTTTAGCGTGCCGTACAGGTAAGCGTCGGGGTGTGCCGTCAGCAGCCAGTTGGCCGAAGATGTCAGCGCCGTAAACTTGGTCAGGTACACGATAGTCGCGGTGTAGGTCGCATCCGGGACCGGGGCGAAACGGAGGTTGGCGCCCACCAGCTCATAGAACAGCGGCTTGCCCGACGTGTTGTACGAAAACGACTGCATGTCGCTCGTCATCTGCTCCAGCGGCACCCGGGGATTCGTGTTCAGCACGAACGAGCGGATAGCGATGAGGCCGGTAGGAGCGGCCACGTACTCCCCTGTGATGGAGTAGGCCGCGTCCTTGGTCTCCTGGTCCAGCGTCTTGAGGACGCGCTGCATCTCGGCTTCGGCCAGCACCACACATTCCCCGAGTACCGTAGTCGTCAGGTCAACCCGGTTCAGACGGTCGCTGACCGCCGTCTGCAACTCGGTGAGTGTGGTAATCGCCATCCGTTAGCCCATTTGCTCAAGTGGGGCGACCATTCGCCCATAGACTGCGTACCACTCTTCCGCCCGGTCGCAGTCCGCGTATTCCGCGAAACATGGCGTGCCGATGGTGTAGTGCAGCAGCGCGTCGTTATCGCTCGTCGGCTCTTCCAGCACCAGCCGGTTCCACTCCTCCGGCAAGTCCCCGATTTGCGCGTCGGTAAGCCAGCCGAAGCGATGCAAGTAAGACCCGCTCTGCGTCGCTACGAACTCGGGCGTGAGCTTGCGGTTCGGGAAGTACCCGCACTCCCACAGGATCACGCTGCTCCAGTTCTTGCGCGGGTAATTCTCGTTCGGGTTGCCGAGATACTTGGTTGGGTGCTTGGTCGCGTAGTCGGGCCGCTTGACCACACTCACACCGGCACCCGTCTTGCAATGCTCGAACAGTTCCTCGACCGGACGCCGCACGATCATGTCGCCGTCGAGAAACAAGGCCCTTCCTCTGTACCCACATAGATGCGGAATCAGGAATCGCGCGTAGATGAAGTCATTGGACCCGTCCCGGCGCGCGCCACATACCGGGATGAACTCAAGCTTGGTCGGGTCCGGCGACTGCTCGATGATCGACTGTTGGCAAACGTGGTAGGCAACGGCTTCGCGCGGGTCGTAGCCGATGAAGATTCGGTAACGCTCAGTCATTCAGGACAATCCGTGGTTCGGATAGCGGCTTGAATCCCACCACCCGCATATCGCGGACGGGATGATGAAAGCGCGCCGGTTCGTGACTGATGCCGACCAACCCAGCACCTGCCATTAAGTTTTCCATCTGCTGCCGCGAGTAGCACCAGCGGTGCATCATTCCCGGCTCTTCGTGTCGCGGGTCCCCGTACAGCGCCCAGTACGTCATCGACGGGGGAATCTCGGGGACCATCGCCAGTTGCAGCACCTTCTTGATGTCGGGACACTCAATCGCCAGCTTGCAGCCCGGCTTCAGCACCCGCACCCACTCCGCGAGAATCCTGCTCACGTCCCAGGGCCAGAAGTGCTCGATGATGTGGATCGCCCGAATCTCGTCGGCGTAATCGTCATCGAACGGCAGGCGCCCTTCCAGGTCGGCAATGACCTCCGGCTGTACCTTGCCAGCGGATCGCTTATCGACCCCGATCCACCCTTTCTCCTTCTTGTCGCCTACGCCTAGATCGAGGCAAATACGTCCTGCCACTGTTTGGCGATCAAGCTCGGGGTGAATCTCTCCTGCGTGTACTTCTGCCCTGCTGTTATCCTTTTGCACGCTTCCTCGCGGTTGTTGAGCGCCCAGCGGACGCCTTCTACGGCATCCCCGATCCACATGTAATCCGCCAACTCTCGCCACGCCTCGGGACAGTCGTCAGGCGCGACCACGAACCGCCCCGCACGTATCGCCTTTACCACCCGGTTAGCAGAGGCCCCGGGATTGCTGCCGGTCATCAGCACAACAGCGGCACCACGCAGGCACCGCGCTTCGTTGTCCAGCGACCACTGCACATGCGCGGTGGCGAAGTTGGAGCAGACCGTGACTGGGATGCGATCCAAGTACGGAATCAGGCTCTTGACGTTCGCCACATGCCCGAACCACAGCACACCAGCGCCCTCGCAACTGGCGGGCCGACACTCTGTCTCGTACGGGTCCGGGATCACCACCGCATCCCGCCCGGTGTGGGACTTGACCGTTGCCGCCATCACGTCACTGGCCGTGGTAATCGCGTCGGCCACGCTGCACATGGCGTGGTACTCGCGCGCCCACTTGCCCGTAAAGTGATCGTTCACCACGTCGTACACGACACCGCCGGTCAGGACTTCGGCCAGCCGCGCGTTGCCGTTCTTGTAGAAGAACGTCGGCGCACCCGTCACGCCTATCGCATATGGCACCGTCAGATGCTCGGCGGGGATGGCGACCCGTAGCCGGTAAGACGCGAGATTCGGCGTGTTGGGGACGCAGTAGCCGATCACCCGAAACACCACAGATGGCGCCCTTCGGGACACGCCTCATACAGCTCGTCTTTAAGCGCATCGCCCACAGCCTTGCGAATAGCGGCTTTGCGATACGCCACGTCTTCCGGGACGATGACGACCTTTCTGTGCACTCGGCCGCCAGCGGTCAACACGACCATGACGCGCTCGTGATCGTCCTGCCTCGCCAACTCCAAGACATCGATCTTCATTTGCGCACCTCCGCCAGCCGCGACACGCAGTCGCGCCAGGACTCGCCCATCTTCTTGCGGAACTGTTGCGTGGTCGGCGGATACCACAGCAGCGGCTTGTCGCCGTAGCCGTATCTCCACCCTGACCCGCGATGCGTCAATACCGTCGTCGGAGTGCCAATGGCAGAGGACAGGTGCAGCGCCGACGTATGCACGCCGATAACCTCTGTGCAGGCGCCTAGCAGTCCCGCCAACAGGTCAATGTCCTGCCCCTGCGTCGCCCACGGCAGCCTACGGACACGGATACCGTGGTCCTTGTAGAGCTGCGCCACTTCCTGCGCGTCGTCCTTGTATTGCAGGCTGACGAACTCGGCGCCACCCTTGCGCAGCAACGGCAGGAATGCGTTAAGCCCCGCCGCGCGAGGCGTCTGCCCCGTTCGCGGAAGCCCGCCGCTCCACGCCAGCCCGATCACCTTCTGCCCGCCGAACAGCTCGCGGAACATGCTCACGTACTCGGAGCTGGGCGTCAGGAAGGCTTGGCGGGGAAAGTCCTCATCCTTGCGCCGGAACAACTCGCACAGCCCAAACAGCGTCTTGTGGTGCGTCGGCAGACCTACTTCGCGGGGGAGGACGAGTTGCTCAGTCCGCCGCCCAGGGACGACACATACATTGGGGAAAGACCGCACGAACAACGGGGCAAGCCGATGATCGCAGTCGAAAATGAACTTTTTACATGCTGCGGCGGCTTGGGGTACGACCCCTGCCGCCATGATTTCGTCCCCAAGGCCCTGCTCGCCAGTAACGATAACCGTCGCGCCCTCTTCACCGAACCACTCCTTTGTGTCCCCATCCGCCCCGTCGTACACCCGCTCCTTGCGCCACTTGGTACGCATGGTGTGGCGGAAGCCCTCGAAGCCCTCCACCCACCGCCCCATGGCAAGGTCTACATACGCCTGATTGACCTTGGCATCCGTGATCGCGGTCCGGTTGCTGGCAGGATCGCCGCCCGATGCCTTCAGCGTTTCCTTGCAATAGCGGTCAGCCTCTTCCCAGTTGCCCGAGTTGGCGTTCGCATACGCCATGTCAGCCAGTGTCCGGGGCGTCCTGCGAATGGTCAGCGCCCGCTCTGCACAGCGCAGACTTTCGTCGTACTTGTGCATCTCCGCGAAGGCTTGGGCCTGTAGCCCCCAGCCGCGCGGGTCCTTCGGGGCAATCTCCGTCAGGCGCCGGGCGACCTGGATCGCCTGCACCTGTCGCGCCGCCTTGAGCAGAACGCACCCAATGACGAATAGCGCGCCGGGATTGTCCGGCTCATCCGCCAATATCTTGTGGCAGATTTCCATTGCCGCGTCGGGTTGCTCCCCTTCCGGCCCATCTCCGTCAGCGAGCGTCGCCGCACGCCGGATCAACTCTTTCGAGTCCAGAAAACCCCCTATCGGACCTCGTGGTTCTTGAAGGTCGTTTTCAGCAGCGGATAGTTAGTGTTGACCTCGCGCACCACCGCGCCAATGTGGTTCTGGTCGAACACGTTGATGCCCTTCTTCAGCATCTGCCCCACGATCACCAGTGGGATTTGCGCGTACATCGTCATGCCGTTCTTGCGCCACTGCTCGTCCGGCTCTCCCGAGATGGCGAGCGCCTTGGAACTCTCCACAATGCGGGAGACATCCTGATACGTGTGCAGTTGGATTTGCCCGTCCGAGGTTTCTTCGTACGTCTCGTAGATGCCAGTCAGCGGGTCGTAATCGAAATACTCGCCCCGTACATCGGACATGCTGGTGAGGTTATGAATCACGATCCGTAGAGCGCAATCCGAATGCTCGCCACGTTGGTCAGCATGTCAGCCTTCAAGTCCTTGGCGATATGCTGCTGGCCCGGTGTCACTGCACCCGTCTTGCAGATGGCGTCCAGCGTCGCCTCGACCACGGCATTTACCATCGCCGTCGTCTTGAGCGTGTTGGTGCCGGCCGCCGTCGTATCGGTGCAGCCCTTTTGCAGAATCTTGCTTTTCAGTGCCATGAGAGAAACGGGGAGAGGTTGCCCCCTCCCCGCCCGGTTACGGTTACGACTCCTTGAAGTCCACGACCTTCGCGGAGCTGTTCGGATTGCGCGCGATCAGCGTGTACTCGCCCACGATCAGCTTCTTCGTGGCATCGCCAGTCTTCGCCATGTCCTTCACCTTCGGCGCACGCAGTTGTCCCATCGCCCACTTGTCCATCTGGAGCAGGACGCAGGCGTTACGCGGGATGTAGCGCGACATCACGACCTTGAACGTGCCGAACGAAGTCACGAGGATGTTGACCGTCCCCTGCACCGTCAGTTTGTCCGTAGCGCCGATGTCGGCAGTCCGCGTCGCACGCGACGTGAATGCGTCAATCGCCTTCTTCTGCCCGTTGGAGCAGATGATGGTGTCCGGCTCGCCACCGTCGATCCACGCCAGTTCCGCCGCCGACTCAACGTCGGTGTAGGAGATGGACGAGGCCGCAGTCGTGCCGTCCGTCTGACCCGAAACCACCGCCGACGTGTAGCTCGGCGTGGTGCCAGTGGTCGTCGTGGACGGGTTCACCGTGTTACCGGCAACCGTCGCGCCCGAACCCCAAATCCACGCCAGCACACCACCCGAAGCCGCAGCGGTGTTGGTCGCGCCCGGGGACGAGCCCTGACGGCCAAGCAGGTCGAATTCCACGTCCCGCTTGAATTCCTTCATCGCCTTCATGATGGCGCGGCCCATCGAGTTCTGGCCGACCACGTTGACGCCTTCCGTCAGCGTGTCAGCAAGAGCGATGGCCTTGCGCGCGATCTGCGTGTAGTTGCTCACGCGAACCGCCGTCGCCAGCGTCGAGTACGTCGCGATGTCGTCGCCCTGAATCTGCTTGTTGTTCGCAGCAGCCGCGAGCGAGTCGAAAATCCACTGGTGTTGCGTATTCCCAACCGATTCCTTGTCAATCGTGTTCTGGAAATACGTGTCCATCGGGAACAAGTCCCAAATCACCGGGTCCAGCGACTCCTTCAGAGCCGCCGAGTCGAAAGTGTCAGTCGTGCCAGCAAACTGAGTCATGATTTACCTCGTTACGGCATCACGCCGTTACTTTTTGAATGTCCGATTCAACATGCCCAGCAGGTGTTCTTCCTGCATGCGCGTGTTGCCTTGTCGGCCCGCTTGCTTGATACCTTGTACGGCCTTAGCAAACTGGACCTTGCCGCTGTCTGACGGGGCAACCGTGCCGGGTTTCACCACCGGAGGAGCCGCCCGCAACTGCTTGGACTTGTCGGCCTTGAGCTTGGATAGACGCCCGTAGTTCATGGCGTCCCGCACGATCTTCATTGCCACCGCGTTGTCCAGATAGCGGCCGGCTTGGTTCACGTCCACGCCAAGACCTTGCAGGTACTTAGCCATGTCGGCCTTGTCCGCCTGCATCTTGGCTTGGTCGCGCCATGCCGGGATCACTTCGGGCAGTCGTGCATGCTCCTGTTGCAGTTGGGTCTCCGCAAGCTGTGCCTTGTACTGCTGCACTGCCTGCGCCTTCTGCTGGAACTGGCCGGCTGCGTTCTGGAACTGGTTGCGCAGTAGATCGCGCTCCGCTGCCCGCGTCTGGTACTCCAGGATGTCTCCGCTCTGCGCGAGCTTCAGCAACTCAGTGTCGCTATAGCGGTCGTCCTGTAGACTCATTTGCAGCGCCGCCACTTGGCCCATTTCCTGAGCCAACAGCGGTTGCACTTGCTCAAGCTCCTGGATGCGCTGGAGGCCCGCCTGGAAGGTGCGCTGCATCTCACCCGCCGCTGCGTACTTCCGGTCCGCATCAAGTCCAATCTGCGCGTACTTCACCGTCTCGGCCTTACTCAGTTTCACCTGAGCGCCGTTGTGTACGATGTCTAGCGCGAAGTCGTCAGCCTTGGCATTCGGGTCCGCCGGCTCATCCCCTTCGACCTCCGGTAGGTCGTCGGTAGATAGCCCGCTCTCCGGGTCATCCGTGGCAACGGGTGTTTCTTCTGCTTGTGGCTTCGGCTGCTCTTGCGGGGTATCTGAGAATTGTTGTTCCAGAGCCGCTTCCAGACTGCCTTCGCTCACGGATTCAGCGCCCGTAATCGGGGTGGCTGTATCGGTCATGTGCTACTCCATCAAGGGACAGAGCAGGCCGCGGAATCGCACCGCAACAGCCAATGGCCCCGACGCCCAATGCCGCAGCGTCCTGCTCTGGTGGGTACGTCTCCCGACGTTCCCGGACCCGCTCTAGGCGGGAATTCAGTCGTCTACCGTGTGCCGGTAGCAATCAATAATGTCTGCGTAGTCATCCACGCTCGGCGTGATGTCCCACGTCTTTACGGTGGCCGTCTTGCGCGGGTCGCCTGCCGCCGCCTTCATGATTCTGGCGTGCTTGCGGCCGCTTTCCTTGCCGTAACGTATCCGACGATCTCGCTCGCTGTCGCTGATCTTCACGCCACGCTGCGGATACGATCACCAACCCGCTCGGCAAATGTCTTGTCGCGCTCAATCTGCTGCGCCGCCATCTTGCCGGTCTGCATCACCGACTCAAGGTGCCGCCGGTACAACTCCAGACCCTTGAGTGTCCACTTGACCCGCTCTTCCTTAGCCGGGTCAATGTCAATCTGTTTCAGCAGGGATACAAGTCGCTGCTCAATGGCCTGCCACGACTCAAGATAAAGCTTGTTCTGCATGAGCATCCGCGCTTCGTTGCCGCGCACGATCTCTTCGTCAGGAGACATACTTGGTCGTTTCCCTCAATTTGTCGTGCGGCGTGCGCGAGTAGTAGTACAGCGCAATGCTGTCGCGGTACTCGCCTTCTGGACACGTCAGCGGATGCGGGTGGCCGTGCCAACTCTTGTCGCTGGTGCTGAATACGACCATCGTGTTCCGCTGCGGCGCCACCAACTTACGTCGCTCGTCACGCTTGCCGTAGGCCAGCTCCAGATGCCCGCCCCACTCGTCCTGCCACTCGTTCAGGTACAGCAGGACGTTGAGCCGCCGGTACAGTTTCAACTCGGCGTGATGCGTGAAGTCCACGTGCATGCCCAGGAACCCGCCTCGACTGATCCGGTGGACGCCCGCGCCCTTCAGCATGTGGTCATACATCAGGCCCGACTCGCCCGTCACCGACTCCAGCCACGCCATGAACGGAGGCTGACAGGAATACTCGATGACCGCACGACAGTTGGGCGGGAGCTTCGCATGCTCGCTACACCACTTCTTGTGTAGCGTCCGCGTCTCGTCCTTCACGCCGGTCCAGCCACCAAAGTCTGCCAACTCGGCCTTGCAGGCCAGCAGCGTGTCGTCGTCCCACGCCCCGCGAACGATGCAGTGCGGGAACGGCTCGGGGTCGTACGCGATGCTGGGATAGCTAAACATCAATCATCCGCACCAACGCGAATACGTCCTCGTCGTCATCGGCCAGCCACTTCTCATACGCCTTCTTCTGCTCTGCCGCGAACCGCAGGGCTTCCTCGTAGCGTTCCTGCATCAACTGCTGGGCTTCTGCTGCGTAGTCCCTGACCTGCTGGGGCGCCGCCTGAATCTTGAACTCGGCAGGCTTGGGAACCGGCTTGGGCCGCTTCGCCTGCTTGGACTGCTCTAGCTTCTTTAGCTCATGCTCGCGGATCGTCTTGATCCACGCTTCCGCCTCGGCATCGCTCTCCGCGATGTACTCTTCGCCCTTGTAGCGGATGATCGTGGCGCGGGGGATATGCCGCCCACGTCCCACGTCCAGTGCTGGCGTCGATGTTCCGCCCAACACGTCCGGGGCAAAGCCCGTCAGCGTGAGACTGCCCGCCGCAACGCTGACCGTGTTATTGGCGGTCGCCGTAACTGTCGGCGCATTGGCCGTCAACGACAGACTGCCAGCCGGCACGGCCACCGACTGATTGGCGGTGAGGCCGATAGTCGGCGCCAACCCGCTCAACGACAGACTGCCAGCGGGAACCGCGATGGTGTTTCCGCCGCCTGCGCTTACGGGTTTGAGGCTGGCACCAACGCCCCACCATTCCGCATTGCCCGTCCACGTCGCGTTGATCGTGACCGTGGCGCCGCCGGCCTCTTCCAACGCCTCGCAAGTGAACGTGCCAACAGTCGGGTTGGACTTGACCGTCGTCCCGGTCCCGCCTGTGACCGCGCCACCGCCGGACAGCGTTGCCAGCGCAATCACCGTCTCGCCCACGGCGCTGGTCACGTTCCAACTGCTGTTGGTGCCGAAGCCGCTATTGGTCGCCTCGCCCGATAGTGGCGTGGTGCCATCCACACCGCTATAAGCAACTGCGATCAGGCCATTCTTGGTGTTGCCGTCGCTAAACGTAACCTGGACGGTGTTGCTGCCGCTGGTGGCATTCGCCCCAGCTATGTAGAAGATGCGCCCGTCAAAGCCGGTGGTGCCGGATGTAAATGCCGTCCCGGCGGTCATGCTGTTGCTGTTGTACGTCGCGCTGCTGATCGTGGTCGCGCCGCCACGGTCGGTGAACGCGAACACCACAATGCAGCGGTCAGCATTGGTTCCGGCGTTGATCGTCAGCGTCTGCGTCGGGCCAAACCCGATGCCGCTGCTAGTCGCCGTGTTCTCGTAGGCAATAGCCATTACGCTGCCCTATAGAGCCACAGGTGCGTCTGCTGCCTCCCGAACTCGCCGCCGCACATGGCGACCCGGCCATCCGGCAGCGAACACACCGCGTTGCAGATGAAGTTCCCGTAAGCCGGAACCTGCGCGTCTATCGTCCATCCTCCGTCGTACACCGCGATGCCGTGAATCTCGCCATCCGGCCCGAACACGACCGGCCACACCAACTTGCCATCGCTCTGCGCGGTGCGTATCTCCAGGTCGCGCATGGACGGCCCGTCAACCGGCGGCGGCGCCAGCTCTTCCGTCGTGTGCGTGTCCAGATGCCAGCGGAACAACAGCGGCTGCTGGCTCGAAACGTTGCCGTCTGTCCGATAGCCCAGCACGTACACCCACCGGCCTATCTTCTGGTACTGCGTACGCATGAAGTACGCCGCCCAATGCGCCGGCACGCTCAGCGTCAGCGGCAGGTCTGGCAGTTTCACCCGGGCCACGACATCCCAGCGCCGCACCGCCATCCCGCCGCTGGAGTCAACGAACGCGATGATCAGCCCGTTGTCGTACACCCCGCCGAACGGGCATCCCGTCGTGTCGAATCGCTTGCCGAATAGCCGCAAGTCCTGCTCATAGGTATTGGTGGCAGGATCAAGCCACCACATGCCCTTCGCGTATTCCAGGATCGGCGTTCCGTCTGCTTCGTACGGGTAGTAACTCCCCGGCCACAGCAGGAACTTCTGTTTCTCCGCAACCCACGCGAATCCAGCGTTGTCCTGTAGCGCGTGCGGCGCCGGCAGGGTCGGATAGATCGGGCTTGGTACATCCTGCCTACAGCTCGCGTCCTCCAGGCTGTAGCTCCACGTCCCGTCCGTCGCCGAGTGCTGCCAGTCGCCACCGCTGACGTACAGCCGCTTGCCGTCGCACGCCATGTTCGTGTGCTTGCTGCCCCGCATGCTGTTGTACGGCGCCAGCGGGTTCGCGGGCAGCGGCAGGCCCACTAGCGTCCCGCGTGCTTGCGGCGTTGTGGCTGGCGGTACTGTTGGCGGTGCGGGCGGCTGCGTTACCGGCGGGGCAGGGTCGTCAAAGCGACCCCCAGGTCAGTTCCCACGCTTCCGCGTAGGCGCCTGAAATATCAATCACCGCAAAGACGCTGTTGCCGTCCGACAGCAGGTTCGCTTGGGACATCACCGTGGCCGGCGGGGTTGTGGCAGTCGTTGCCAACGTCCACGCCTTGCTGGCAAGGTCCAGAATCCACGTCTGTTGCACCGTGCCGCCAGCATCGGCCACCACCATGCCACTCTTGCCGCACCATGCCACGATGCAGTTGCGCGACTCGACCAGCGTTGCCACGATGCCGATAGTGGTCGGCTTGTCACCCGTCGTCGCCACCATCGCCCACTGACCATTGAGCGGGCAGGTCCACAGTTCGTTGTCGTTGGCGAGCGCCCACAACGTACCGTCCGGACGTTTGCCAGAGCGCGCATAGGTCAGGCGCGGCGACTCCTGCGACGCACTGCCATACTGCGTCTGTCGCGTGAATTGCGGTTGCGTGGCGCCACCGTAGGCCGTTATCGCGCCCGTCGTCACGTCGCGGCGCCGACACGCCGCATTGCCCCATCCTCCGAAGCTGTAGTGGAACCCCTCGTGATACAGGAATGCCGTGTCGCCGCTGCCGTTGAACGCTGCCGGGAACACTTCGGTATAGGCGCCGGTCGCAAGGTCCAGCTTCAGGTCCCCGGGCTGCGAATACGCCACCGGAGCGCCAGCCCCAACCCATACCGCATTGCGGTCGGGGTCAAAGCACGCGCCGTAGTTCTCGCGCTTGCCGATGTCCCAACCCACACCGCTGTTCGCGCTGGTCTTGGCAAACGTCTTGGTGGCCCGGCTGAAGATGAGCGAGCCGCTATCGGGCTGACTGTTCGCGCCCCACGCCATCCAGACATCGCCATTGCCCAGCATCACCGGGCGCCGGAAGTACGCGCCGAAGTTCAAGCCCGTGGCCGTGGCAAGTTTCGTCCACGTCAGCCCAGCAGGCGGCGGCGGGGGTGGAGTGACAGTGCGCGGGATGACCTCGACAGTTACGCCAGAGGCGTAAACCGTTACCGTCACGCCAAAGCAGCCTTGGCCGCGTCAATCTTGGCTTGCAGGGCCGCAACAGCCGCCGTCAGCGACGCTACCTGTCCTTGCAGGCTCGCCACCAGCGCCGACTGGTCAGCCGGGGCCGTGCCTTGGATGACGGTGGGCGCCGGAATGTCCGAATCGTAATAGATGGTGACTTGTGCCATGGCCTGTCCTAGGTGAGCGTGAAGATGCCTGACGCATTCCATTGAAGCGTCAGCGTGTTGCCAGTCGTGGTCGTAACGTCTGCCGGAGCCGTGTCCATCAGCACGTACGCCACCAAGGGGTCTACGTGCGTGTTGAGCGTGCCTGACGCCCGAATCACCGCATACCGCGCCACAATCGAACCGCCAGAGGCCGTCCAGGTCGTGTCGGCGGCGTCGAACGTGATAGTTCCGCCCGACTGCGACCACGTAACAGACCCAAGCGTCGCCCCGCCATTGGTATAGCCGTTGGCGGTTGATAGCTCGTTGGTCAGGTCCGCGTAGACCGAATGCCCCGAGGCGCTGGGCGTGTAGGACGACGTATGCAGCGTGACCTTGAACGTGTTGGCGTCAAGGTCGAACGTGCCGTCACCCAGCCACTTGCGGAACGTCTGATAAAAGGTGATGGAAGCAGCCATTAGTTGATCACGTCCAGTTGTGCCGCGCGCCCGTCAGAGCCGCGAATGACCTTGTAGCCCTTCACCGGCTTCTTCTGTTCCTTTGCCACTGCCACTTCCTGTTCCTTCGCAGCCGCAGTGCGTTCGGCCAGCGTGGCCTGCCGATCCTGCCCCGATGCCTGCACTCCAAGCGCCATCCGCTCGCGGTCGTCCTGCTGGGCGGCGGCGTGATACTTGAACGCCATCTCGTCCTGGTGCTTCTGGACTTCGAGCTGGTGCTTCAGCAGCATCTCGTCGCGCCGCAACTGGTGGTCGCGTTCCTGCTTGACCATATCCAACTGCGCCTGCTGTTCTGCCCGCATGGCGTCGCGTTGGTCGTTCTGCTGCTGGACCACGAGCGCGTTCTGCTGCTCCTTGTCCTTGGCCTGCGCCTGCATCTGAATCTTCGCCATCTCCATCTGGCTGTTCGCCTGGAGCTCCTGTTGCTTGCCCTGCTGGCGCATCTGCTCGACCTGCACAGCCTCGGGCGGCGGTGGCGTGGGCTCCTTTGGCTGGCCCGTCTGCGGGTCTACCTGCGGGGCTTTCAGGAAGCGATCAGGCGCCTTGTAGCCCGAGAGCTTGAACGCCTCGGATGCGTAGTTGTATGCCTGCTGGACGCCCACCAGCCCCATCATCTGCCCCTGTTGCAGCAACGGCATGAGCGCCATCAGCTTGCCCAACTGCTGCTCGGGCGTACCCATGCCCAAGCCCAGCGACACGGAGAGGTCGTTGCGGCGCACCCACTCGCGCGGGTTGACGCTGATCCACTTACCATTGCGGCGGAACTTTTCCTCGCGCGTGGAGTGCTGGAGCGTGAGCGCGTGGATGATGCGGAACGTGTCTTTCAGCCCCGTCTCAACGATGGTGCGGGCGATCATCTCCAGCCGCAGTTGGGACTGCGAGAGCTGCATGCCCATGCCAGTCGCGGTGCGGTTGGTCAGCGCGTCGTTGTCGATCCCGGCGGAGTTGCGGGTGTAGCCGGTGCGCTGCTCGCGTACGGAATCGAGGTATTCGAGTCCTTGGAGCGCCCCTGTTGATGTGTCTGGAGCCACCAGAGGGAGGATAGCCGCCCCAGGATCGCCCGATACTCGGACCACGCCCCCGGGACGTGAGACGAGGAAGTCATCAATGTTCACCAAGTCCGCATTGACTGCGTACCGGCCATTGTTCTGTAGATAGCGGTTGTCCAAGTACGAGCGCATCAGCGCCGTCTTGATCTTCGCCAAGTCCTCGACCAAGTCATACACCGACATGCCAAGATGCTGGTGCGGTACCAGCACCCCGGAGAAGCACGCAATGGGGATGATGTCGCAGTCATCGTCGGCAAGGATGTTCTCGCCCACGCTGCACACCCGGCGCAGTTCTGCCACGCCATCCCCGTTGCGGTCCACGCGGATGTACGACTCCTTGAACAGCACCAGTTTCCTGGCGTTGTCCAGCGTCGGTTCCTGCCACGCCCCGCCCTCGTTAAACCGGGTGCGGGAGATGTTCTCTATCGTGTCGCCCTGCTCGTCGTCCGTGATGTCGTCGTCAACCTTGTAGCCGGCCTGACGCAGCTCGGAGAGCGTCTTGTGCGTGCGGTGCTGGACGAAATCAGCGTCTTGCAGGCTCGGGGACCGCGCACGCTCGGACACCAGCACTTCATCGGGCGGGACGGGATCAACGCCCACGTACTCGGTCGGCTTGGTGCGCTTGACCTTGACGTCATGCAGCATGGGCATATCCAACGCCCCGGGGTGGCCGGCTACAGCGTTCAGGGCGCCATTAGCGGCCATCTGCGGCGCTTGCGCACCGGCTGCCTGCCCTGCCATCCCCGGAGCGGCCCCAAACCCGCCCATCGGGTCTGGATACTCCGAATGCTCGACAACCTCTACATCCTTGTCTTCCAGCAGCAGGCCGACTTCTTCCTCGGACAGGGCCTGATACGTCTCCGTCACCACGTCCGACCGCGTGACCCAGCCAGCCTTGATGTAGCCGGTCCGCAGCAGCAGCGCATCCTTGACCGCAGACACGATCCACACGAAGCCGTTGTTGCGCTCCAGCGCCACGAAATTGCAGTAGGACGTCTCCTGCTCTGCCCGCTCCTCGTCATCGGGGCCGACAGGGGCAAACTCCACCACATGATCGCCAGAGACAATCGGCTTGACCACGTTCGCCACCACGCCTTCAACCACGTCGGCCACGTCTCGGGAGACGACACTGGAGCGCCCCGGCTGCTCGTCCCCGTAGGCCCTGCCGTAGTAGCGGCTCTGCGCGTCGGCACGGTCAGTCATGACGGCGCCCGACACTGATCCCAGCGCCGTAGCTTCGGCCGCAGAGATAGCGGCGAGAAGTTCAGCGTCTGAGAGTTTGGCCACTAGACAATTCCTCGGTTAAGTTTGCTGTAATCCAGCGGCGCCCACTTCTGCGGGCCAGCCTTGCGTGCGCCCTCGCAGGCGTACCTCAAGGCGTCGATACAGTGATTGTTCTTGTCCTCCAGAATCGGGAGAACCTTGTCCGTCAACGGGTCTTTCTTGTACGAGTACAGCGTTAACTCGTCTATGACGTGCTGGCAACGCGGATGCACGATGATGTCGAAGGACTGGAGGAAGGCCACGCCCTCTTCCACCGACCGCGCACCCTTGATCGCCGCACTGACTCGCGGATAGCCGTGCTTCTGCATGTAGCTGATCGTCTCGGGCCGCGCGCTGTCGGCGGTGATGAACCACTTCTCGCTGTCAGGCACGCGCCGGAACAGGTCAGGTAGCTGCGTAATCTCGCAGCCGATCATCCAAGCTTCGTGGTCAACGTACAGGCGGTTACCATCGATTGACGCACGTACCAGCACGGATGGATCAATGGCATATCCCCAGTCCGCACCCAGTCGAAATACGGTGCCGGCAGGCCGCTCGAATTCCTCAACCGTCCAATTGCGGAACACACGGGCTTCAGAGTTGCGTTGATACTCGCCAAGCCAGACATGGGCGAACTTCTCCGGGTCGCGGCGCTGGTCATACTCCAGTTCCGTCTTCAGAACGTCCGGCAACCACGGGTTGTCGCGGTACGTGGACTTGACGACTACCGCATCAGGCGGGGGATTCTCCGACCGCAGCAGGACATCAATCGGGTCGGTCGGCAGGTTCGGATTCCAGCTAAACCACAGCTCAGACCCCGGCTTGCGGATCGTCGGGCGCAGTAGATCAAGGCTGCGCTGACTAAGGGACTGCGCTTCCTCCACCCACGCAATGTCGTAGCCCTCGAGGGACTTGATACTGTCCGCGTTGTGGTTCTGCATGCCCTCGAAGATGATGAGTCCACCTTGCGGGCTGATAATGCGGCGGTCCTGTACCTCGAAGCCGGTTAGGCCCAGACTGGCTATCTTGCCCTCCAGCAGCTTCTTGACCGACTGATCTAGCGTGCGCTGGATTTCCCGGACGCACACGATGTCCAGCTTCTGCGCGTACGCAAGCTCTATCAGCAGTTCCGCGAAGAAATGGGACTTGCCTGATCCACGTCCACCGTGCGCCCCCTTGTACCGGGACGGGCGCAGAAGCGGCTCAAATACCGGAGCCGTTGGGATTTGTAGCGTGGACAATGACCCGCTCTATCCTCGTCACCATCGGGGCGTCAGGATCGCCGGATACCGTCAGGGCCTGTGCGGCCTTGCCGTCCATCCGGTCGCCAATCTCCTTGAGCGCCGTCATGTCGCCGTCAGCAGCCTTGTCTATCAACTGGTCGGCAAGCTTGTTCAGGTCAGCGCCAGAACCTGTCTGCTCACGCCTAGCAAGCGCGCGACGAATAGCATCAGCCCAAGGCTTTTGCTCGCGTCCGTTCTTGCCGGTAGGGTTCGCCATCTAGGTTGCGTTAAGTTTTTGATGCGGCGCGCAATATGCACAACAAAAAGCCCGCGCAAGGGCGGGCCAATTGCAGGGGCACCTATGGCCCCAGCGAGTCAAGATTGACATAAATCAATCGTCTGCGCACGATGAAATGGGCGAACGCCATACCTCTGCGAGCGTGCAAGTGCTGCGCCGCACCTTGGGTATGTAGTTGCCGGCTGCATCCCGCGTGAGGTTGCGCAGGTTCCGCAGCCGCTTGGCGCGCACTTCCAGGCTGCGGTGGGATAGCGCCAGCGCATCTTGGGAGCCCGGCTGCTGGCCGCGCATATCCGGCGGCGGCTTGTCCTTGATCGCTTCCCACACGAACGACAGGCCGCGCTTGGTGTGCTTGACGTAGCCATATCGCTCTGCCCGTTGCAGCTCGCGGCAGGTAATGCGCGGGTCCTCCTGATAGACGCGGGACAGCTCCTTGGTGGTCATAGGCTCGCCCATGTCGATCAGGTATTTGATACGCCGGGTGCTTTTGGTTACTTTCCCCATCCTATTTCCCTCGCAAAGTATTCGACATCCAGCAGCGCCCGCACGGCAGATGGCAGGCTGGTGCGGATCGCGTAGGAGCGGTCAGGCTTCTTGTAGAAGGTTCCGTAGTACCGGCTCAGGGTGATGCGGTGGGCGCGCGGTAGCTTGTTAGCTATCAGGATGTCCAGCCATTCCGCGTCCCGGTAGTCCGGGGGCGGTGGCGGGGCTTCTGGTGCCTCTTCCCCGTCCCCGTCCCGGTTGGCTCGCCCCATCTGGTAGATAGTCGCGGTGCCGCCCTCGGGATCGGGGCGTTGCGGGTTTTGCTGTCCGCAGAACGACCAGTTCGGCAAGCGGATGGCGACCATCACGTCGTAGTCGGAGAGGGGTGCGTTCATGCGGGGCGGGTCGCCACGATCATGCGCAAGTGCCAGTCGTCGGCAGGCGCGGGCTTGGGGACAGCCGCGCGACGGGCGCGCATCAGTTCCCGCTGCCGGCGCCGGTACTCATCTGGATTGCGCGCTCGCCATGCCTGCCAGGGTTTCATCGCCGCTCCTTAATCGCCTTCCCCGGCTTGCACGATGCGGAAGCCGTTACCGCCACGCCCGTTACCGTTCGCTTGCCGTACTCGACCACTCGCCCGCCCTCTTCCATTCGCAGCCAATCAGGCTTGCCAAAGTTCGGCAGCAGCCAGCCGTCCCACCACGCCGCCGTACCCGGCATGTCCTGCCGCCGCTGCTCTCGCTTGGCAGGGGCAGACTCGCGGGCACGGTCGGCTATGGCCTGGGCGCGGGCGGCGAGGTCAACGGCCACCGTGTTGCGGTTCCGTTGCCTGCGGATTACGCGGCACCCAAACCATACATGTTGAGCCGTCGTGCTCGTGGACGAACAGGACGCGCGTCGGCGTGTAAACCTCCACCGGGTTGCACTCCGCGCCGCCGAAGCCGTCATGAAACTCGTAATCAAGCAGCGGTCGCGCCTCGTCCCAAGTCAGCACAACACACCGTTTATCTTTAGGTACAGGCTCATCCGAATCGTCGGAGTAACCATTCAGCGCACCGATCACCACGGCTTCTATCGGCTCACCAGCGGCGGTTTCCGTAATCCACTGCACAAGATTCGCCATCACCGTCCCCTCATCTTCGCCAGCGCATCCCGCACCTTGTCCGGCATCACCGACCGCTCCGCAACAGCGCCCGGCTTGTACTCGGCCTGCGCGCTCGGCCGGATTTGCTGCCGCGTGAACTCTTCCGGCAACTCGTCCGTCCACCGCTCGCCGTTCAACCACGTCGCCGCGTGCGGCACGTACTGCAACTCACGCATCGCCCACACGCGGCGCCAGTCCACGAGCGCAGTAATGGCCGCCATGCGTTCGTCGGCAGACAGCCGCGACCACGCCTTGAGCGCGCCTTTACGGGCCACTCGACGCGGGAACAGCAGCCAAAAATCGTCAAACGTCACCGCTTCCTGTTGCGGCTTCTCCAACGGCACCACGTTAAGCATCGGCCTTCTCCCCCGTTCGCCAGTCGGTCATGTCCCAGTTACCCTTGCCGTGATTGCATTCCTCGCACAAGATTTGCAGGTTGTTCACGTCCAGCGCGAGCTGCGGGAACAGTTTGCGCGGCTTGATGTGGTCTACGTGGACGCGGACGCCCTTATCCGCAGTCGCGCCACAGCACTGGCAGCGCGCGCCGTACTTTTTCAGCGCCTGCATACGCACCCGGCGCCACTCGTAGGTGCGCAGAAAATCGTCTCTAGAGGGATCGATGCTCGGCGTCCAAGAGGCAATCTTCCCGGCCTCCTTGCTGGCCTTCACCCCATGCTCCGCATATCGCTTGGCGCGTGGCGATTTCGTCTCCTTCGCGCGGTCCAGGTTGATCGCGCCAAGTTTTCGCGCCATCGTCGGGCCGATCTCGATATGCCCAAACGCTTGCAGCCACCCCTTCGTCAGCGGGTACGGAATGCCAAAAATGCGTGCCTCGCGTTTTGTGATGATCGTCGGTACGTCTACGTCGTACTTCGCGCTCAGGTATTGCCTCAAGTTCATCTCTACCTATCCCCTCTCGTCCCTAGATTCCGACGGCCCCGGATGGACGACCCCCCACCCAACTGAATGGGAAGCCGTGTTTCGTCCCTGAGTTCGTTAGACCCCAAGTTCGTCTGCCAGACTGTCTTGCGACACACTTTGCGGTGCCCCAGCGCGCTCTAGCATCTAACACCCACGCTTGCCCCTGCTGGACCTTCTTGGGCACATCACGCACCGTCGTTCGGACGGTTGACCCTTCGCTATTCGGTGCGCTCTCCAACAATCAACAGCGCGTCCTCTACGCTGTTTGCCACATACGCCTTGCCCGGCCAGTCGCGGTGCCATGCCTTCTGCCGGGGCGTGAAGCCACTACCTGCCTTGCACTCGACCACCAGCGTCCGCTCGCCCTTCGCCACCAGCAGGTCGGGACAGCCGTTGCCGACCGCTGCCAGGGATTGCACGCCCCAGCCGCGAGCGCGCAACGCTTCCACGATGGCGCTTTGGTTCGCGTCGATCTTGGCGGCCCGTCTCACTTGCGACGCCGCCATACTTGGGGTGAGCTACTCGCTGCGTCCGGCTGCGCACGAGGGGGTAGTCCGCCTCCCACACCGGCATCCGCTTTCGCCCGTTGATCGTCTTGCACCTGTTCCACCACCCGCAGGATCGTGTCCATAGACGCCTGCCAGCGCGCCTCGCGGGCTTTCCATGCCTCATGCAGGAACGCAGCGGCGACGAGGTGCTTGGTCATGCGTCGAATGCCATGAGCAAGAATCCGCAGCCCGCGCCGACGAACATCGTTGCAACGATCAGCGCCGCCCAAACACCGCATTCAACGTATGCGGACCACACAAGCGCGGCGCCCAGCGCGAACCCGGACACTCCAAGACATGTGAGGCCAACCATGGCAACGATGTCGAATAGCCGCCAGCGCCTCACGCCATCCTCCTGTACACGTTCTGCACCCACACCGGCACCGCCTGCGGGGTCGTGCTGACGAACCCGGAACACTGGTAAGCGGCTTCCGGATCGTAGCGGTCAGTCGCAACCCAGTACTCATAGGCCACCCACCGCGCACAGTCGCGGCGGGCGATGCAGCCAGAGCCGTTGCAGCGGTCAGTCATCGAAGCCAACCTCATGCACCAGCACCGCCGGTTCTTCCGCGTCCGGCTGCGGCTTGCACCAGCAGTCCACCGCCGTCGTCGGCCATCGCTAGTCCAAATAAGTACCCGCGACACCGACCACCACAGCCGGTGCGCGGGAAAGGCTCGCCGGGGAGGAACCAGCGAGCATGGGAGACGTTGAACGCGCGTGCGAAATGTAGTCCGCACAATCAGCGTTCGGCCGACTGCGTAACTGCGGGTCGGCGGAATATCGTGGGAGCGTGGGGAAGCCTGTACCCGCGATCCGGGCGAGCGACAGCCGGGAGCGCAGGCCGAGGCTCACGCGGCCGCCCCGCGCAGGCAATTGCAAGAGCGGCAAACAGGCTCGACATCCATCGGCCTGTCGTAATCGCGGTGGTCGTAATCGCGGGCTGCTGCCCCACAGTCTGCGCAAGCAAGTGTGTCAGGGCGCGCGATAGCTCCGTGCCTCACGGCCTTGTTGACCAAGGAATGGGCGGCAGACTGACGACGCGCGCGCAACGGGCCGCTGCCGTGGCCGCACCTGACCATTTGCCAATCCCTCATGGCTGGGCCCCGTAAATGTCGTCCATGGTCACCGGCAGCCGCGCGATGATTTCGCGGGCCTGCTCCGGTCGCGGGTAGCGTTCGCCCAGCCGCCACGACTGCACCGTCCGCGGACGCACGCCGATCTGCTCGGCAATCTCCGCGTCACGGCTGGCGGCTAGGAACTTCTGGAAGGGAGTTTCCGTGGTCACACATGAGATTGTACACAAGTCGTGGAGTGATACAAGCCCCCGGACAACACTTTTCGTGGACATTTTGGCCATGGCTAATGTCCACGAAATGTGTTGACAAGGGTCCACAGTCTGTGGCCTAATACTCCCACGTTGTCCCTTCGGACACGTAGGCAGCAAACCGGCGGGGGTGGGACGGCGCAAGCCCCGTAGTGAACGCGGAGGACTTCGGTGAACCGCGACGGAGCGCACCACACGGGAGACAGAGACATGGCCTACGCATATCCAGACGGGCTTACGCAGTCGATGCACGACGCGGCCCATTGCGCCTACGACGAGAACGACCGCGCCCGCGCGGCGCAGGAACTCGCCGAGGAGGATTGGGACAAGTTCATTCGCGGCGAGGACCCGCACGGCGACATCGCATCGTTCGTCGATGACAACCTGCTGGACTGGGGTCCCGAACTGATGCGCGGCGGCGACGATGCAGACCGTGCGCGCCGAGAGATTCGGACGGGCGCGCTGCGGTATGCGGCGTGGCTGATGGATGAAGACCGCATAGATGGTGCGCTATGAACCCCATTCCCCGCCTCACCCGCTGGGCCATGAACGCCGACGATACGGCGGTAGTGGCAGACAAGGTCATTTTCTACGTGTGCTGCGCGCTGCTGGTGTGCGTGCTGCTTGGCTGGATTGGATAGGAGAGGGCATGAACGAACGTCAGAAGTGCGAAGTGTGCGGCTCGCTGCTCGCATTCAACTGGTCCGACACGCACGGCGTCGGTGTGTGCCATCGCTGTGCGCTGCCGTACGTCATCTACCACTACGACGACAACAAGCAGCGCGTAGAGAAGCCGCCCGAGGTGGCGGTCCAGGAGGATTGGCTACCCGCAGCCAAGGCGTACTACGCGGAGACTAAACGCAAGGTATTCCCCGGCGCGTACAGCTTCATGGTCCACCGTGGCGGGCGGACGTGCTGCGGCGCTACCGATGATGATATTCGCGCGTTCAATACGTGGATCGACGCGCATCCCGAGTTGCATCCGGCGACGGTCGCGGAGGACGCATGAAACCCGACACAGGCGGTCCCGCGTTCCCGAACATCAGCCCCGCGTATGACGAGCAAACGAAGGAAACGTACTACCACACGCGCGAGCCGGGGCTGACGGTGCGCGACTACTTCGCGGCGAAGGCGATGGCGGCACTGCTGGGCGCCATCGCCAGGAACTACGCCATGTCAAGAATCCACGAGCCAGAAGTTGCGACATCCGCGTATTGGATGGCCGACGCCATGCTCAAGGAGCGCAACCGTGGACAGGAATGACCCGAACGTGCGCAGAGTGATGGCGCGGCAACTGTGGCTGGCCCGCGAGCTGCGCAAGGAAGGCAAGACGCTGGACACGGGCAAGCCGTACACCGACAGCAGCAAGACCGACGTGCGGCGCCTGTTCGCGCTCTACGACTGGACGCCGCCGAGCGAGGCGCGGTCATGAGCGATGCACAGGTGATGAACGCGCTCGTTACAGCCGAGCAGCAAAAGCTGATGCTGCTGGACGCGCTGGACATGATGCTTATCGGCGCCTGCGCCGTCGGCGTGCCCCACGCGGCAGAACGAGCGGTCCTGCAAGAGGCGGTTGACCATGCCCGCGAAACCATCGCCAAGGTGCGCGCATGACCGACTACCGCCAGTGCGACCAGCGCGAGGAAATGGCAGAGGAAGCGTCGCGCATGGCCTGGATATGCCCGTATTGCGGCAACGAACTGTCGGAGGACGTGGCGCACTTCCGGGGATGCTGCGGCGAGATGCACTGTGCTTACGTGGAGATTCCGAATGAAACAGAGTGACAGCATCACCGCACTGGCAACCGCTCTTGTGCTGGCGCAGAGCCGCATGACCAACGCCAAGAAGGACAGCAACAACCAGTTCTTCAAGAGCAAATACGCCGATCTTACGTCGGTCGTGGATGCGGTAAAGGAGGCCCTGAACGACCACGGGTTGTCCTACATCCAGTTCCCATGCACCAACGACAAAGACGAGGTTGGCGTGGAGACGATGTTGCTCCACGAATCCGGGGAATGGGTGCGCGGGGACCCGTTCTACGTGCCGGTGAACAAGGCCGACGCGCAGGGGTTTGGTTCCGCCATCACCTACTGCCGGCGGTACTCGCTCCAGGCTGCGTGCGGCATCGCCGCCGAAGATGACGACGGCAACGCTGCTGCGGCTGCGAAGCCCATCGCCGACCGCATGGCCGCTGACAAAGGGCTGTCCGGCGCCGGAGTGAATCAGGCGGCGTTCGACGCCTTGCCGCCCGACGTGCAGACCGTCGTCCGCGAGCACGCGATGGAGATTATCGCGCTGATAGAGGACGGCGTGATCGTTGATGCGCTGGCGATCTACGAGTCGTATACCAAGCATGAGGACAAGTTGGCGCTCTGGTCGCAATTGCCGAGCAAGGTCCGCAGCACACTGAAAAAGGCAGCGCAACCCGCGCTCGCCACCCAAGCGTAGGAGCAGGCATGAGCAAGTACGACAACAGCGGCAGCATCAGCAAGAACACGCGCAAGGAGAAGGAGACGCACCCCGACATCAAGGGCAAGGCGACCATTGCCGGGGTCGAGTATTGGGTGGACGGCTGGCAGAAGGATGGCGAGAACGGCAAGTGGTACTCGCTGTCGTTCAAGCCGAAGGAAGCGCAGGCCGCGCCGCGTGGCAGGCCGGCGAAACCCGCTGCGGACGACGATGACCCGCTCCCCTTCTAGATGCCCAACCTGTGGCCGGCGCCACAAGCGCAGCAACCCGCAGAACGCGATGTATTGGTCGCTGCTGCACCTGATGTCGCAACGGGAGTGGGGCGGAAAGACGTACTCCGCTGACCAGTTCCACGCCTACTACAAAACACGCTTTCTCGGCGCAGAGGACATGACGCTACCCAACGGCAAGACGCTGACGATCCCCAACAGCACCGCCAACCTCGATGTCTCGGAATTCTCGGACTACTTCGAGAAGGTGCAGGCGGATGCGGCGGAACGGGGCGTGTTTCTGGATGAGCTGGCCGCATGAGCAACTTCCGCTCCCCTGCCCTGCTGCGGATGGCCCGCGACCAGTCCTGCACCAACTGCGGCGCAGAGGACGGGACCATAGTCAGCGCGCATAGCAACTGGTCGGAACATGGCAAGGGGATGAGCATCAAGGCGCATGACTGCTACATCGCGCATTTGTGCCATCGCTGCCACGCATGGCTCGACCAAGGCGCGGGCCGCGACCCTACCGGCGACTGGTCTAGCAGCCAGAAACGCGACATGTTCCGCCGCGCGATGGACCGTACCACGCTCCGACTGTGGGAGCAGAAGAAAGTGAGGACCGCATGACCGCTGACCGCACCCCGCCGCTGCTGCCGTGCCCGTTCTGTGGGAGCACGAAGGTCCAAGCACTTGCACGGACATGTGACAGGGGCACGCCATACAACCCGGCGGACCGCTCGTACCCGGTTGTCCGTTGCGTGTGTGGCGCAGAGGTTGCCGGCAAGGATTGGGGCGAGCCCGATACCGCGATCACCGCATGGAACCGACGCGCCGCCCTCGCCGCCGCGACAGCGCAGCCGACATGCGACGGATGCGGCAAGCCGGTGCGCCCGCTGCTGTGCGGACATTGCGCGCCCGCGAGCGAGCCGCAGGCCGAGCCGCAGCCCGAAGCGATCCCGATTGCCCCCGTCGAGGTTGTACGTCAGGCGCTAAAGGAATTGCTTGAGTCCATTAGCGAATGTCGCATGGATCAGGTTACCGCAAGGTTCGCCAAAGCGTCGGTCATGGCCCGCGCCGTAGTTGATCGCTACAAGGACGCGACATAAACCGATCAGAGATGGGAGAGACTGATGGACACGAATGAAATGATCGCGCTGCTGTTGCCGCCCAACGGGTGCTTTGCGTGCTCAGATACCCGCAAAGAGATCGCGGAGGAATTGGCTCGTCGGAGCGTCGATTTGGAACGTGAGTGTGCCGACGCTGACAAAATTTGCGCGGCCCTCGGATTGACTGTTGACAAATCGCGCACTGAAGGCGGGTCATTGAACGTGCCGCGCATCGTTGGTCACATTCAAGAGACGCTGACCGCGTTGCGC